AAACGGAGCGGCAAATTTGTATCATAATGGAAGCCTCAAAATCAACACCACCTCTTCGGGTGTCGATGTTAGCGGCACAGCACAAGCGACAACGGTTCAATTAGGTGATTGGACTATCACAGAAGATGGGAACGGCAAGTTGGCGTTTTCTCATAGCGGGACAGTCAAAGCCACCTTGGATGATACAGGAACATTCGCGGCGGCAAACGATATATGCACAGACGAAACGCTCTAAGCTAATAGTGGGAACACGACGATGGCGATTAAAATTAACGGAACGGTTGTTATTGATGATAGCCGAAACATCCAAAACGTAGGTAATGTTGATGGGCGGGATGTTTCCGTTGATGGTGCAAAGCTAGACGGGATCGAAGCCAATGCAGATGTGACCGATGGTGAAAATGTCGGCGCGGCCCTTACGGGCTACACCACAGAAAGCACAATCGCCTCTGATGATGTTATCCCCGTTTATGACACATCCGCTACCACATGGCGCAAAGCAACGATTGCAAACGCAGCACTTGCGGGGCCAAAGGGGCAAAAGGGTCAAACTGGTACTGATGGTGCCAAGGGCCAAAAGGGTGAAGTAGGCGCGACAGGTAATGACGGAGCCAAGGGTCAAAAAGGGACCACAGGCGCGACAGGTGGCACAGGCCCAACTGGATCAAAAGGCCAGAAGGGTGAGGTTGGCGTAACAGGGGACACGGGTTCTACTGGTGCCAAAGGGCAGAAAGGCGAGGTCGGGGCTAAAGGCCAAAAAGGTGAAGGCGGCGCAGATGGTGCAGATGGTGCAAAAGGCCAGAAAGGTGACACTGGCAACCAAGGCGAAACAGGTTCTAAAGGCCAAAAAGGCGAAGTCGGCAACACAGGTAACACAGGCCCGACAGGTGGTACTGGGCCGACAGGTAGCAAAGGCCAAAAGGGTGAGGTCGGCAACACTGGCGCGGATGGTGCGAAAGGCCAAAAGGGACAAACAGGTAACACTGGCGGCACAGGTCCGACTGGTCCATCTGGCTTAGACGGTAGCACAGGCCCGACAGGGCCGACTGGTCCAACAGGTCCACAGGGCAGTAAGGGTCAAAAAGGGCAAACAGGCAGCACTGGCCCAACTGGAGCGAAGGGTAACACTGGAGGCACTGGACCAACAGGCCCGACAGGCCCACAGGGTTCTAAAGGTCAAAAAGGCCAGACAGGGAATACAGGCGGTACTGGCCCGACAGGTCCAACAGGTCCGAAGGGTCAAAAGGGCGAAGTCGGTAACACTGGCCCCACAGGCCCGAATGGCCCAACAGGGCCAACTGGACCGAAAGGCCAAAAAGGCCAGACGGGCAACACTGGCCCGACTGGTGGAACTGGACCTACGGGACCAACTGGGCCGAAAGGCCAGAAAGGTCAGACAGGAAACACTGGTGGAACAGGGCCAACTGGCCCGACTGGAGGTACTGGCCCAACTGGTCCAAAAGGACAAAAGGGACAAACAGGTTCGGGCGGTGGCACTGGACCAACTGGCCCCAAGGGGCAGAAAGGCCAGACAGGAAGCACGGGTCCGACAGGTCCAACGGGGCCAACAGGCGGCACGGGTCCGACTGGGGGTACAGGTCAGAAGGGCGAAAAAGGCCAGAAAGGCCAAAAGGGTCAGACTGGGAATAACGGTCCTACGGGGCCAACAGGACCGCAGGGACAGAAGGGGCAGAAAGGCCAAAAGGGTCAGACTGGCGGCACTGGTCCCACGGGCCAAAAAGGACAAAAAGGCCAGACAGGTGGCACGGGGCCAACAGGACCGACAGGACCAACAGGCCCGACAGGACCAAGCGCGGTTACATCCTCAAGCGTCACAATCGGTAGCGGCGTTGTCTTGCAAGAAAGCACAGACCGCGCGGACTTGCTACAAATTACATCCTCTACGTCTAGTTGGGGCGGCTTACAAATCCGCAACAGTTCTAACGAGGGTCGTTGGTCGTTTATGACTGATGGTTCAAGTGCGGGTATCTATAACGATGAACAAAATGAATGGGCTATTGATTTCGCTGAAAACAACTACGTTAGACTGTTTCAGAATGGCGGCGAACGCTTGCGCACATTATCAAACGGCATTGATGTTTCATCCCATATCTACCTAGACGGAAACATCTACCACAACGGCGACACAAACACTTATATCAGATTTGATGCGGACCGTATCCGTTTCTACTCTGGCGGCGTTGAGTTGCTTGATTTGGTTGAGGGGAGCGCAGACTATGCAGAAATGGCAACAAACCTCACGGTTACAAACGGCGGGTCCGCGCGATTGGCTGATACACCATTCTGGGAAAACCGCCAGACAGTCACAGCAAACTACACGATCACAAACAGCTATAACGCTATGAGCGCAGGGCCAATCACAATTAACAACGGTATTACGGTCACGATTGGTGATGGGGAGGCTTGGTCCATCGTATGATACATGACATGCTCATATCATCTGATAATGGTTTGCAGTGGGGTAACGTTACAATTACCCCGCAAGAACTGGCGGCGTATATCAAGGGCATATCAATCAAAAATGGAAAAATAGAACTGGATGGTGTAGGGTTCTATAACAAGGGCGAGGAAAGTTTTATTTCCGACCAAGATGGTGTTCGCCACAATGTGATGCAGCTTGTTATGAGGATTGAAGAAAATGGCAACTTTGGTCATTGGCAATAGCGCAAGTTATGACGGAAACACAAACAACGCGGCGGGCATCGCTGATGCATTGGGTGATTTTGGTAGCGCGTCCTCTGGTGCATTGACTATTAAATCTGGAGTTGGTTGGGACAATAGCACGTCAACATTGCAGGTAACACGCAAAGGCGACACGACACTCGGCGCGAAAGGTGGCGAAACTATTAGCGTTGATACCGAAGGGCCACTGGTGATTGACGCAAACTCACCATCTGGCCTGTTTGGTGTCGAGGTCGTCATAGATAGCGGTGTTTATCTTTACAGCGACGACACAACGGAACCCGCCCTGAAAATTTCATTGTCTGGCGTTTCAGTAAAAAACAGCGGAAACATACTGGGTCGTGGCGGTAATGGCGGCACAGAAAGCGCAGCGGATGATGGACACAGCTATTCAAGCGCAGCAGGTCAAAGCGGCGGTCCCGCTATAGAGATAACATCTGGCACTACTGGTGTAACGATTACTAACAACTCTGGTGGCAAGATTGGTGGCGGTGGTGGTGGTGGAAGCCGCGCATATCAACAAACAATTTTTAGCCCTTACCGTGGAGCGGGAGGTGGCGGCGGCGCAGGTGGCGGTTGGGGCGGCGCAGGTACGCGCGATGATAACGACAGTTTGCACCCCGCTATTACAGGTTACGGATCAGGCGGTGCAGCGGGTGAGCAGGGCGCAAATGGTCGTCAAGGCCCATCAGCGGGTGTTGGCGGTGGTGGTGATGCGGGTGGTCGCGGGGGTTGGGCCTCAGACTATCGTTCCTATTGGGGCGGCAACGGTGGGGGTGGCGGCGGTGGTCGTGTAATTCCTGGCACTGGTTTTCGCAGCACAAGCGGCACAGCGGGCGGCACAGGCAACAGCGCAGGCTCAAATGGAACTGGCACTTATGCAGGTGGCGGTGGCGGTTGGGGCGCGTCTGGCGGCAGCGCGGGCGGTCAATCAGGCGGTTCTGGCGGTGCTGCAATTAAAGACAATGGGCAGACTTACACACTGACAAACAACGGCAACATATATGGATCGACATAATGACAGAATATTGCGTAGTATATGACGATCCAGATGATTTAGATGCACCCACAAAGGTTCTGTACCCTAGTGAGAAATGGATGCGCCTTGCAATGCTAGGAGCGTTGCCACCGATTGAGGTTGCTTGGAAGTTACAAGACGCGGAGCGCGAGGCAATAGAGCAGGGGCGACACAAAGGGTTTAAGCACGACCCCGAAATCTGGAACGCGCAGTATGACGGTCCACGCACAGGACCAATGACAGAGCGCGAAGCAATAGAATATTTGTGCATGAAAGATTTGCCCCGCAAGTGTTGGGCGCAAGAACATAATAGGCCGATGTTTGCGATAATGAAAAAACAAGATGTGCCAACTGATAGAACATTCAGAAATGCTTGGGGGATGAAACATGGTTAGCGTTTTAAAAGTTGATGACATTCAAACAACGGCGGGATCGCTGTATATTGATGGGGGTGTTGGCGAGGATGCTTTGTTGGTCAATGCCGAAAGTCCTTTGAAGGTTTGGTGTGTTTGGGACACTTACACCTCTCATAGTGTGACAGACGATCTTAATGTTTCAAGCGTTACAGACGAAGGGACTGGTAGCACCCGTGTTAATTACACCACTGCCTTGTCTAGCGCAAATTACGCCGCTAGTGGTTGCGCGGCAAAAGATGATGGTAATGACGATGGTAATATGGCTGTCCAAATTGGTGGTTATAACCGCGGTTCCTCCAATGGAAACGAAACTGGTCATTGCCACATAAGAACAGTTTTCGTGTCAAATTCAAGTAGGCGAGATACAGACTATAATTCAATGATGGTGGTGTTGTAATGGGTTATTATATTGACATAAATGGCACTGATTATGACGCAGACGAGTTTGCGCCAATCAGTGATAGAACGTTTCGTGAGGCTTGGGTTATGAGCGCGGGCATAGAAGTTGACATGCCCAAAGCGCGGGACATATGGCGCGATAAGATACGCGAGGCCAGAAAGCCCGAGTTAGAGAAGTTGGACGTAGAATTTATGAAGGCACTTGAGACAGGTGCGGACACAACAGCGATTGCACAGAAACGGCAAGTTTTGCGTGATGCGCCTAATCTAGCAAGTATAGAAGCGGCGGCAACGCCCGACGAACTCAAGGCAATACAGCCCATCCCTAACATCACGGTTGAATAATATGGCGACGATCACACTTGGCGGTTCAAATGGAATAGTCTGGGATGGTAACACCCTTAGTAAATCCGCTCTTGCGGGCAAGAGTAATAACATCACTACAGCTAGTTCAAACGTAACCCTCAACGCTTGTTCTTTTGATAACAAGGTTGCGGCTTCCCCTACTTTTACAGACAGCGATGGACAAAACGGTTTTGTCGGAAACAAGGTTGTATCAGAAAATACGCAAGAACTTGTGATTGACAGTAATACAGAGGGTGGGGGTTTGTTCGGGGTCGGTTCTGTAACGGTTAATTCTGGTGTTTATTTATACTCAGACAACACCTCAAATGCGGCTCTAAAGATTACGCTAGACAATGTATCAGTGGTGAACAACGGCATCATCATGGGCAAGGGTGGGCGTGGTGGTCATGCGGGTGGTTTGGCAAGTCACGACACGGGGTCAGTCGGCGGCCCTGCGATTGAGATTACAAGCGGAACAACAGGTGTAACTGTAACGAATAACTCTGGCGCGTATGTTGCGGGCGGCGGCGGCGGTGGTGCTACTGGTCGATCTAACGGTTATTCCAGTAAGGGTGGCGTTTCTGGTGGCGGCGGTGGTGCAGGTGGCGGCGCAGGTGGTCAAGGTTGGTTGGCTGATACATGGGGCGGCTCTTACTATGCCGTATCTGGTGGTGCGGGCGGGGCTGTAGGGGCTTCTGGTGGTAATGGTTCTCTTACTTGGAGCGGCTGTGGACAAGCCTACGGTGGCGGTGCAGGCGGCGGCGGCGGTGGTGGTCGCACTACATCATCTGGTAACTTTTCAGCGGGTGGCGGCGGTGGTGGTCGCATTGTAACTGGCACAGGCGGCGGTGGTGGTAACGAGTGTTCATCTTGGGATTACACAGGCGGATCAGGGGGATCGGCAGGTAATGCAGGTTCTAATGGCGCATCTAGCATAGGTGCAGGTGGGGGCGGCGGCTACGGTGCCAAGGGTGGCAACGGAAACGGCGGCACAGGTGCATCAGGTGGCGCAGCTATCAAAGACAACGGTCAAACCTATACACTCACAAACAACGGAACAGTCTACGGGACAACATAATGTTTAAGACGACATCCTATTATTACAACAGTGAAAAACATGCCAACCTACAATTAGTTGCAGATGCGGTTGCGCGTCTTAAAGAGAGGCTAGATAACAACCCGACAGATTGGGTTGTTGTTCGCCAAGTCAAAAGTGATGGTGCAGACGGATGGATATTTTCTGGGGCTGCGCTTACTGATGATGAGATACAAAATATAGATGCAAGTCTTTACTACAGTGTGAATGCATTGCACGATGGTAACACCTACATTGGATTGAGTGGCACAGAAGCGACAGCGCAGATTGCAGATTGCCGCGCTTCTTATGCGCGGTGGTTGGGGGTAAACACAATCACCAAGGTTATTACAGAAGAAATTAAACCAACCAATCACGACATGTCTGCATATACATCATAACGGAGAAATTTTTTGACACGACAAAATTGGCGTGTTTGGCCTAGTTCGATAGCAGTCGAAAGAATACTAGCCCAACCAGAAACGCAGAGCGTAACCCAAGCCACCACATTCGGCGGCGAAAACCTAGAACATCGCCGCAGTCGCATTGCTTGGCTAACAGGCAACACTACAGTCCAATCCATGCTAGAGCCATATATTGCAGAGGCCCGCACGATCATGGGTGTGGACGTGGCGTTTGATGCAGAAATACAGTTCACAGAATATCACGCAACCGAGGGCGGGAAATACGATTGGCATCATGACGTTGATTGGAACAACAATAGCGGGACAGATCGTAAGCTATCTATGACCGTCCAACTTAGCGATCCTGCCGACTATGATGGTGGTGATTTTGAATTTTCAGAGGTTGAGCAATTGCCAGAAAGCGCAAAGCAAAAGGGGACTGTGATGGTGTTCCCTAGTTATCTTGCGCATAGGGTCGCCCCTGTCACGCGCGGGGTTCGGCGTTCTTTGGTTGCTTGGTTTTCTGGTCCGACATGGCGATAGTCTATCAGATCAGCCTACACGGTTCTGCATTTGATGCGCGTGACCTATCATGGGGCGAGGCTATATCGCAGAGCGGCTGCAAGCCCGACAGAGCGTGGATTGACCCAATTCATAAGCGACCATTGCTAAAAGGCGAGTTTGGTTGCTCAGTGAGCCATTTAGAGGCTTGGCGTAAAATTGCGGCGACAGGGATAAATGGGATCATTTTAGAAGAGGATGCGGTTTTTGATGAGATTAACCCTCACCACGTCGATCACAAGCTAGAGGGTTATGATAGTGCTTGGCTTGGTTATCGTTGGAATGACATGGGTTATTGGTATAACTGTCACGCCTACGCAATCACGCCAAGCACAGCCAAACATCTGATTGACGGGTTCGCGGATGCAATCATTCCCGTGGACGAATGGGTGCCGCAAAAACTCAAGGAAAAGAAAAATTACTTCTACGAGCCAGAGCGTGTTAAACAAATTCCACGGGCTAGTAGGCCATCCACAATCGAGGACACAGAAATGCTAGAAGGCAAAGATACAGATTTCCGCATTGTCACAGTTGCGACAGAAGAAAGTAAAATGTGGGCGTTAGAGCAATCGGCTGCGCGATACGGCGTGACGGTTACGAACATCGGCAAGGATCATCCGTGGCGCGACCCCATGACGGGCCTAGCGGGTATGCCTAAAATTCAGTTGATCAATGAATATCTGGCGACAGTCCCCGAGGATGCGGTTGTTTTATTCATGGACGGTTACGACACTTTCTTTGCGGATAGCCCTTTAGAGGTTTTGAAACGCTATTACGAAATGGATGCGGATATTGTTTTCGGTGCTGAACGAGATTGTTGGCCAGTACCAGAAACATCTTTTTTATGGCCCGATACAGGAACACCATATAAGTTTTTGAATAGTGGTTTATATATTGGAAAAGCAAAAGCGTTGCATGATTTCATATCGCAGTCGCAAGAGAATGTAGCTGATAAGGATGATCAGTTATTTTGTCAAAATAGATACCTGAACAACAAAACAAGTTGGAAAGTCAAACTAGATATTGAAGCATATATTTTCCAAAACCATGAACCGAATATTCGGATTGTGAATGGGCAGCTTTGGAATGATGAAACGAGTTGTTGCGGTTGCATCTATCACGGGAACGGCGGGGAAAATGCTAAGTTCCATTTCATGTATATGGCAGAAAAGTTTGACCTTATTCCAGAGGCCGAAGTGGTTGAGCCGCAAAGCCCATATTATTTGACGCTAGAATATGACGAAGTAGGGCCAGATATTCTTTGCACCGATTTCCTAACGGATCGACAGTGTGAGTTCTTGATCCACAAGTCGGAGAGCTATGGGAACTGGGGTCAAATGGAGGGGGATAAATTCCCCGCACAGGAAATCCGCATTCGTCAACTTGGTCTATGGCATGAATACGAACGCCTATGGCATGAAAAGCTAGGCAAGATCGCAGAACAATATTGGGTTCCTATGGCCCACATCGGGCTGCGGGATGCGTTTACAATGAAGTACACAGTGGACACACAGAAATCCTTGGGACTACACACCGATGCATCTTTGGTCACGGGCAGCGTAAAGTTGAACGAGGACTTTGAAGGGGCCGAGGTTATTTTCCCACGCCAGAACTTTTCCAATATCAATGTTCCCAAGGGGCGTTGTCTGTTGTGGCCCTCAGAGGTGACACACGGGCATCATGTTCCTGACTTGATCAGCGGCACCAAGTACAGCCTGACCATGTGGACAAGTCGTTACAAAGGGGACGTAAATGGCTAAATTCTTTGTAGAGATTGGCGCAGCGGATTTTGACACGTTAGAGCCTTTGGCGAAGCAGGGTTGGCACGGTTACGTTGTTGAGCCAATCCCGCACCTATATCAAAAACTCGTCAAACAGTTCGAGCCGTACCCTGTCGAGGTGTTCCAATGCGCCGTGTCAGACTATAGCGGTGAAATCGCAATGGCGGTTGCGCGGGATGATGGTTCTTGGCTTACAGGTTGTTCGCATGTGATCGCGGATAATCACATGGGCTATAAGCTAAGTGAAAACATTGATCGGAAATATGATTTCAATGAGCGGATCGGTGTTGATTGTGTGACATTGGATGCGTTGCTCAAGGACGTTCACCGCGTAGACTTTATGAAGGTTGACGCAGAGGGCCACGAAAACAACATCTTTTTGAATTATTCGTTCCGTGTTAAGCCGACGATGATCAAAGTGGAACACAAGCACATTGATGATACGGTCCTAGCGCGGAAACTTGAAAGCAATGGTTATTTGGTTTGGACTGAAAAAGATGATATATATGGGATAATCTAACAGGAGCCTCCCCATGTCTTTTGGTGCAAGCCCATTTGCAGGACACGCTTTCGCTAGTGCGGGTGTGGAAAATTACGAACTAAGCACAGGCGCACTTGAAACGGGTAATCCAGTTCTCGGCACTGCGGATATTACAGAAAATAACGCCCTTACAACTGCGGATATTACAACTGGCAATCCTACGGTTGGAATTTCTACATATAACCAAGTCGCAGTTCTCAGCACTGGGAATGTAGACGCGGGTGCGCCTGTTGTTGGCAGTTCGACATTCCAAGAGGATGAAACATTTAGCACGGGCGATCTGGATGCGGGTGCGCCAGTTCTTGGTGATGCGGACCTAGACCAAGATCACGACTTAGATGCAGACGACATTACAAGTGGTTCGCCTGATCTCGACACATGCACAATGTCAGAGGAAGAAACGCTATCAACTTCTAACTTTGATGCGGGAAGCCCAAGCATCCCAAGCACAGCGTTTAATCAGGGGCAAACTCTTTCCACATCTACAATCAGCACTGGTGCGCCTAGTGTTGGGTCTAGTGCATTTGATCAAGACCAGACGTTTGAGCCGCCAGAACTGGCAGCGGGTGCGCCTGACGTGGGCGATGCTACCATGTCGGAAGAGGAAACCTTTACAACCAATAACGTCAACACAAACCGCCCAAGCGTTCCGCAGCTTGTATTGCGCCAAGAGCATGGGCTTGATGGTAATGATGTAACCGCAGGGGCAGTAAGCGTTCCCGATTTGCAGTTGGTAGAAGAAGAAACATTTACGACATCAGACTTTGACACAGGAACGCCGACACTAGGATCAACAGAGATTGATCAAGAACATATCTTATCAACTGGCGACATAGACACAGGTGCGCCAAGCGTACCCGCACAACAGATGGTAGAGGATGAAACATTTACCACGGGCGATCTTGAAACGCCCGCCGTAGAAATATTTGGCTCAACTATTACGCAGGGTCACACGCTTTCTAATGCGGACTTGGAAACTGGCGCAGCGGAAGTCGAAAGCGTTTCTATGTCCGAAGAGGAAACGTTTACAACATCCAACCTAGAAAGTGGATCGCCAGATGTAGCGGATGCGGACATAACCGAAAACAATATTCTAAGCACAGCAAACCTAGACGCGGGATCACCAAGCGTAGCAAACGCAGACTTCACACAAGGCCACGACCTAGGTGGTGTGACATTGCTTGCGGGATCGCCCGATGTTGCGAACGCTATCGCAGCGATCATTAGTAACTTTGCGCCACCTGCCCTTGAAACTGGCGCACCATCTGTTCCTAGCGTCAACATGGTTGAGGAAGAAACATTCAACACTGGCGAATTGCTATCAACCGCGCCAGATGTTCAGGATGGTCCGATCACACAGGATCACAAGTTGGGCGGGACCGATGTAAGCGCGGGTCAACCAGTTTACGGCGAGTTCTTCTTTGAACAGCGGCACATGTTGTCTGGCGATGATATTGATGGTAGTGCGCCAATCATCCCGAGTTTGGTTTATGACGCGGCCTTGGGTCGTATCGTAGACGAAGCGGAAAGTTCGATTGGTGAGGCCGAACTAGAGACAGTGGAGCCGAATAGTGCTACAGTGTCAATCAGCGGCCCTAACAAAGTTGATATAGCGGCATAAATCGAGTAGGTATCTAAATCATGGCGTTCTACATTAAGCAAAACGATACATCCCCCGCGATACAGGTAACACTGAAAGACGCAAGCGGAACCGCGATTGACCTATCTGGGGCAAGCGTAAATTTCCATATGCGACAGATTGGGGCGACAACCGC